TCAGCGTGCAGATTGGCAAGGCGTTGGTCGTTGGGTATTCGTGCCATATTTGTCCCTTTAAGGCGATTATCTACCAGCGTTTGACATTGGGCAATGGCGTAAATGTAGCTTGTTTTGTGACCGCTGACCGCCTGATGCCCTCACACGCATACCGCAAAGCATCAATAACATGGTTCTTTTTGTCCTCAAGCTGGGGCAGGATTCTCCCAGTCAATGGGTCTGATTTATAACTGTACAAACTTAATTCGTCAATGGTGTGGATGCAGCGAGGGTGAACCACAATGTCGTAGTTCTTCAAAAACTCTATGCCTTCCTCAACAGACTTTGGCCCTTTGACCGCGGTCATTATCTTTGGAAACCCGTTGCGCTTCATGTGGCTGATGGTCTCTGGTCGGGCTGAGTCTGCAACGATAGGCCATTTCTCAGCCTCTGGCACTTGCATGAATAGTTCGGGGGTATTCACAATCTCGCACCCCACCATGTAAGCCTCATAATCAATGTAAAGGGTTCGCCCGATAATGTGGCAGCGCACCAACACAGTCGGGTCTACCGAGAATCCCCAGTCAGCCCCAAGTCGGTGGATTGCTTCGTCTGGTGCTTCAAACTCGTCCATCTTCCAATTTCTGAATACTCTGCTGCTGCTGTTCCGTAGGTATTGACCCATCCAAACGTGCTGATATTTGTCAGGGTCACGCCTCTTGTCGTACTCCATTTCGTCCTTCAGGACTTGTGGAAACCACGGGTTGTCACCAAAGTTAACCTTGATTACTGCCGCATCGGTTGGCGGTTCAGGGCCACGCAGTAGAAAATCCACTGGGTCACTGTTCTGCCTCGGGTTCCATGTGAACCACAACTCGCTGTTAGGTTTACGGATTGTTGGCCTAAGTAGGTCAAGGCTGGTCTGGCTTAAGGACTGGGCTTCCTCCACCCAAGCGCAGTCGTACCCTTCCAGTGACTTAATACTGTCGGCGGTGTGATTCTGCATCCCTTGGAAAATAATCGCACCATCGCCCTTTTTGGACTTGATGACCGAATCCTGTACGGCAAAGTATGCGCCAGCGTTCATGGCCTCAATCTTGGTCTCCAGCAGCCGCTTAACGGATTGGTTTAGCGATTTCTGTATTTCCCGCACGCAAACGCTTCTGCGCTTTTGGTCAAGTATGTGGCCTTCAATCATCATTTCGGCAAAGGTGTGGGATTTGCCACTTCCTCGACCACCCCATGCGCCCTTATAACGGCTGGGTTCTAACAGGGGCAGCGCCCACTCAGGGGTTTGGATTTGCAGGGTTTTACCCATTTTTGACAATCACACGCTCAATCTTTGTGAATTCAAGCGGCACACCATCGGCGCCAGTCAGTTCGTGCTTTTGAGTTTCTGCCCACCGCATCTGCGTCTTTGACCACCAAATAGCCGCAGTCGTGTCGCCTGCCATTACCTTTTGAAACAGAGTCTTGCCAACTTGGGCGTTGGCTTTGGACTTGCCGCTTATCAACTCGGAACTGAAGTGCGCCCTCAGTGTGTCAATGTGTATGCCATCGCGCACAAGTGCGCCAATTTGCTCAATAGGCAAGCCATATCCTGACAGTGCTTCTACCTGTTTGCGCTCGGCTACTGTCGGCTCAAAGGCTGGCCTGCCTGCGCCTTGTCGTGCCCCACCGTAGTTTGGGTCTTGTGCTTTTTCTGGCACAGTTTTTGTCTTTTTGCTTTTTAGAATTGGTTTTTCAAGTTTTGCTGTCATTGTCCACCCCATTTTCAGCAGTGCGTTTGCTGTGTAAGGCATGAAGGTCTTTGTTACCGCCAGCCCGTTTTATTGCCCTTTCGGTTGCCTTTGTTTTCATCCTTGACAGTTCATCAGGCTTGCAGTTGCAGTGCTTCAAGTTCCCAAGGGTATAGAAAACAAAAGAGTTGCGCCAGCTTTTGTTACCTAAAAAGGTTATTGGTGTAACCCCGTGCATGACGTTGACCCCATCAACAATAGCCATCCAGCCATCTTCTTGGGCTAATGCCAGCCTGTACTCAGGCATCACAAAATAACCACCTTCAGCCAAACGCTTGCTAATAAGGACATTGCTGTAAACGCTTGCTACGTTGCCAGCATCAACATGGTATTTTATTGCAAAGTTTTTGTTAATGTTGATTGTCGAAAATGGTGTGCCTGTTTTCATCCAGTCTGGGTGTATGCGGCTGGATTCTTCTGCAAAAAACTTGCTCATTTCTGGAAAGTCTTTTTCATATACGCCCCAAAGTTCCTTTGCCGCCTTTGTTAGCAGCGCAAACATTTTGGGGTCTTTTTTAGTATCTCCGCTAAAACGGCAATAATCTTCCCGCAGCGCCACCCTTGGCAGTGAACCAAACACGGTGGAATTTGTAACTACCCCAAGTGTCCTACTGCTTTTTTTAGCTGTGGAGTTGGCGCTTGCATAAGCCAACACTTGCTGCACTTCAGTGCTTGTTTTTTTATAAGTGCAAACTAATTTATCTTTTACATAAATTTGGCACTCAAAGTTTATAAGGGTATCGTAATCTTTTGTCGTTGGCACTTTGCCTTTGTAATCAGCAAAGTTAATTTTTATTGGGTTTTCAATTACTAATTTTCGCATGACTTAATCACCAAGTCCAAAATTATTGAAGAAAAGTCATTCACCCCTGTTTTTTCTTGTAACTGTTTTAAAGCATTGATTATTGATTCGAATTCTTGCTCATCATAAGCAAGGCGCAATATTTTTGTGTCCCCGTTTAAAAAGTTTTCTAGCTTTTCATCTGGCAACAACCCAAGTTCAGGCACTTGGCCTTGTGTCAATTCTGCAATAAAACCAGCACTAAAGCCAGTCAAGTCCAGATCAAACCCTAAGTCGCCAAGTTCGCCCAACTCAAGCGCCAGCATCTCGTTGTCCCAGCCTGCATTTAGCGCCAGTTTATTGTCTGCCAACACATAAGCACGTTTTTTGGCATCACTCCAGCCCTTTGCCACCATTACAGGCACTTCAGTCATCCCCAGCTTTTGCGCTGCCAGTGTACGCCCATGCCCAGCAATGATGCCGCCTTGTTCATCCACCAGCACAGGGGTTGTCCAGCCCCACTCCTTAATGCTTGCCGCAATTTGCCCAACCTGTTCATCGCTGTGGGTGCGTGCGTTCCGTGCATAAGGGATAAGTTTGCTTATCTTCCACTTTTCCACCTTGTCTGCTGGGTTCATGCGGTCTCCGTTGGTTTAGGTAAGTTTACAGGCCAATCAGCTTCAAGTGCTCTCATCGTTGCCTTATGTGCATCCATCCACATTTTCTGTCGTTCTTCTTTGCTCAAGTCTTTGCCTTGGTCAACTTCGTAATGGCATTTCAGGCATAAAGCAGCCACTTGATTGTCATCAGCTTTGATGCCTCTACCTTTGCCGCTGCCCCAGTTTGTGTGTGCAGCTTGAACCATGTGACCCGACCCGCAGGCTTGGCAGTCAAGACTTGCCACCATCTTCAGCAGTTTTTTGCTTCTGACGTATTCGTGTTTTGTTCTCAACTATTGTCTCCATTGTGGAAAACCTGTGCATATTGGCGCATTCCAGCCTGCGTCTGCGTGTGTTACCTGTGGATATTCTTGTTTCTTTGACTATTGTCCATGTCCCACATTCGGGGCATCTCATGACTTAGCAAATTGCCCGTAAAACTTGTTTGCCCCATTTTTGTAAGCAAGTGCGGCATCTTCTATGTTGTCATACACACCCAAAGAAATGTTTTTGCCATTAACCATAATCGCTGATTTCCACTTATTTTTGACAAAGCAAACGCCTTTGTAACCAGACTTATTAGTTGTTCGCTTTGGTGAATTGTGAATGTTTTGGCTTTGTGTGGCCTCTCTTAAATTTTCAATTTTATTGTTTAAGCTGTTGCCATCTGCATGGTCAATATATTTAGGTATATACCCATAATGATACAAAAATATAATTTGATGCAAGTAATATGTTTTCTTATTAATACTAATTTTTTTATATTTTCTGCCATTACAAATTGTTTCCCAACCCGCAATACTTCCTTTTTTTTCACCGCCTGATGATTGCAGGCGAAATAAGTTTCCATCTTCATAACTATATAAACTTTGGATATTTGTGCTCATTGGTGTGCCCTATCTTGAAGTCTATTGGTTGCTTCTCTAGTTCTAAATATCTCAACATCTAACCTTGCCGCTTCAATCTCCCAGCGCAAGGTTTCTTCTTTTTCGATTGCTGCGGCTAAACCTTTCAGTAATTGCAAATATGCTGGGTCTGCATACGCCTCTCTTTCCTGTGCATTTGCCGCCTCATAACCCATTTCTAATGCGTTTTTCATCAGCAAAGCCTTTTTGGATTTTCTGAATTCATCAAGGTAAACCCTTTGTGCTTTGGCTTCACCGTAAGCTGGGGCTTTGTCTCTAATCGTTTGGGCTGCTTCTTCGGGTTTCATTTTGCCTCCATGATTGCTACATCTACACCAGCCACCGCCGAATAAACCTTTTTTAGGTTCAGTTCAACCACTTGCGTATCGTCAAGGTAAACCGTGCCATTCATTGCATCCAAAAATGCTTTTGCAATATTGTCAATGTCGGGCTTCTTTGCAGGCCGTTCTGCGCCGCTTAAACACGCCTCTAAGCGCTTTTTTGAGTACGACTGAGGTACTGGTAGCCTGATATACAAAAACACGCTTACGGGCGCTTCTAGTGGCTTTTGTGAACCCATTGCTTTGCTGGCATACGCCTGAATTGCAGTTTCGTAATCAAGGGTGGCTTGGTCGGTGTAAACCTTGGTGAACTTTCCATGTCGGGAAAACCTCGGTCTGCCTTTGCCCTTTGGTTCAAGCGGCACATCAAAGACGATTGTCATCATGTCGTTGCCTCTGCATCTCTGCAATCAAGGTATCTAGACCAGCCTGCCCACGCTTCTTTTTTATGCCCAGCTTCACACCCTCCCACCAAGCCTGTGCTTGCTGTTTCCCTGTTTCCTTCACCTTCAAGCGGTAACGCCGTATCCACTCTTTCGCTTCCGTCTTGCGCAAGGTCTCCTGAATCTCTAAGCGCCCTGTTGATGTCAGCAAGGCTAAATTCTTGGCCTTCCCGTCTTCGGTCAAGTAAAGATTTGTGGTCATACATCAAAACACCTCATCATCTTGCCAGTGCTGAACCGGTGGCTGCTTAAATGTTGCCGCCGCAATATCTCTTGCGGTAGCTGGCTTTTTGTCTGACCATTGGTGCTTTGAGCATTTTGGGGCTTCAATCTTTACCGACCAAAGGTTTTGGCAACCGGGCACTGTGCATTTGAGTTTTTCTAGTTCGTCCATTTAGCCCTCATTTCTTTGAGTTTCCTTCTAGCCTCGGCAACCACTTCAGGGTCAACGGGTTTTGGGTTGTATTCAAGCTGAACTTGATTTGTCGGTATGTTTGGCCCTGCATTGCAAAACTCCCGAAAAGTGATTGCGCTTGGCGGGAATTCACCCTTGAGTCGGTCAATGGCGTAATCCATGCTGGGTCGATAAGTTAAAAACCGCCCAAGCTGCTGTTTCCATTCTTGCCGCACCAGCTCGAGGTCTACACCTTCCCAATGCCGTAAAAAGGCTGCACCGTAAATGGCACTCATGCGCCCAAAGATGTAATCCAGTCCTTCGTCTTGGGTGCAATCATTTTGCGAGTAATTTGACATTGCTTTGTCCTCCAAGTAATCCACGGGTTAACCCATGCAGCACCGTTGCATTACGCTGCCCTGATTTTGTCAAGCCATTGCTTGTTTGTTTATCAGCAACCCAGTCTGCCTTAAAACCCTTCCAGCCCCTAGCCACACATTCGCTTAGTGCTTGCTCAAGTGTCCACCCTGCTTTTTCAGCCTCGTTAGCAATTCGGGTTATCGCAGTTTGGGTGATTGAGGCTTTATTGGCTTTTCGATGGGAAACAAAGTCTTGCCAAACAGATTGTGAAACGCCTTCAGGCGTTGTATTTATATTGGTTACTGGTTTATGGTTATTGGTTATTGGTTTATGGTTAGGTGGCGGTTCGT